CGAGTGTATTGAATCCTGCCCCTAGAACGGGCCGTCAGGATGGTCCTGAGTTTTTACGCCCTGAGAATTTAAACGTTCCTTTATACGATGATACATCGGATCGTTTGGGTGACCAGCCTGATTTAACGCCTGCGTATGGCAATTTAAACGAGACGGGTAATTTCTTTCAGCGGAATATTCTTGGGGCTAACGCCCCAGGTCAGAGGGTTAAGTACAGTGCTGCCTCGGCGGCTCCTGCCGAGGCGGCTCCTGAGCGCGAGACTAATTTGGTAGACGTGAATCTTTCAAACATGGCGCGGAGTGCCGCTGGCGTGGCAGATTATGCCGCGGGTCCGAGGTTAAAAGACACCACTGCGGATTTGAGGGAAAGAGCCAAAGCATATAGCGATGATGTTGTGGCTAGATTGCCCGAGGAAACTCGGGGAAAGCTCCAGTCTGAATTGAGTTGGGATAATGTTGGAACTCAGGTTCTGGCGAATGCTGGCCCTGCGGCGGTATCTATTGGTGCTGCTACGTTTGGAATTATCCCTGCAATCACCGCTGGCGTTGCAATGGGCTTAGGCGGCATGGTTAATCAGATCAACGATACGCTTGACGCTGAGTTTGAGGCTGGTCGTTTGCAAAAAACTGAGGGTTTCAAAGCATTGATTGCGGGGGGCGTTGATCCGCAGACAGCCAAGGCTACTATATCTAGCCAGTTAGCGGATGAAGCGGCTCCATATGTGGGAATTATTGCTGGTGCTGGCGGCGTTGTAACCAGCAAGGTTTTACAAATTGCTGGCGCTCCTAAGTTGTTAAACAACTTTATTGGCAAGAAACTAACTACTCCTTTAATGCAGAGGGGCGGACAGGCGGCCGTGGCTGGTGTACTAGAGACTGGTCCTGAGGCGGCAACTGAACTCGCTGAGGCTTTGGCTTTATATCAGTCTACTGGGTACAAGCCTCTAGAGCTTACTGGTCAGCAAATGAAGGACACCGCTCTAATGGGTGCGCTTATTGGCGGACCTACGGCGGCTAGTGTTGCAGCCGCCAAACAACCAGCGACGAGGGTTGGCCCTACAGTTGCGAACGCGGCTAATTTAACTCCGGAGGGCATTGAGGCCGTTGGTGTTGCAAGCCCCTATACTACGTTTAATCCTTTGGTTGATTCTTTATTGGCAGGGCAACAGCCCCCAGGCGGCGCCGCACAAACGGTAGATCCTCTTGCGGGGTTTGAACGAGTGAAAGTAAAGCCGCGTCCTGCACAGGACGCACAGACTTTTACCGGCGATCCTTTTGCTAATGTTCTTGGCAATCAAGACGCGCTTGCCGCGGAACTAGCTAGAGCGCAGGGGGAATCAACCGCGCCACAAACGCCCATCGCCGAGGCTCCACTAGCCATTGCTGGCCCCGCCGCGCCTTCTACGGCGCCTTCTGGTGATGCGCCGGCTCAGATCGAGTATCAGCCGGGTCCATTTGATCAAGCGCCTTCGGCTGGTTTTGATCCGAGTCAGAGCAACATAGCGGCGCAACAAGCTGCGGCGATAACTCCTGAGATAACTCCTGAGATAGTGGGAACTGATCCACTGGACATGGCGGGTGCGGACAGGGCGGCTCAAGATCGTTTGGCCTCTGAGCTTTTATTAGAGCAAGGCACTATTCCTAATCAGAATGCGTTGGCTGATCAGCTTGCTGCAGAAGCTGCATTAAACGCTAGAACGGCAGATTTAATGGAGACGGACCCTATAAATACTAACTTCAATATGGGTACGCAAGGCACATTGCCCGGCTTGGATATAGAAACGATTGCGGCTAACACCAGTGGCCTTCCCCAACAACTTCCCAACGGAACCTTCGGTGATAGCCGCGATATGCTTAGAGTATTGGGAGATGCAAATAACAAAGAAATTGTTAGGATTATCGACAAGACATCAATTACGACCCCAACTCGAGAGGAGGTTCAGACTTTGGTTGATGCAGGCATTATGACTGATGAGGAAGCGAAAACTCCTCAATTGGCAATGGCAAAATTAGATATTTTGAGGAATGAATTTAAGTATCCAAAGCCAGGTCCAAAGCTGGTCAAACCCGATGGTTCTATGGGCGCGATGCGAGTTGATGATGCTACACGGTTAGGGGATCAACGTACTGAGTTTGAGGACCTTTATAAGGGCGCCGAATCAACGCCTGACGATCCAAATGCCCTTGCAATAGACACGCTAAATCTGGATGGTCCGTTACAAACTGGGGGAGTCCCAAGAAATTACCCGTCTGCTGGCCTGGACCGTTTTTCCCCTCTTGCGAACCAAATATACAGCCCTGAACAGAGGGCTGCGATGCAGCGGGATCAACAAATCGTTAATGCAAAAAGAGCAGAGGCTGAGGCGGAAGGTAGGGCCGCAGGAGTTGCGTCTATTGAAGCCTCGGATGCCGTTAGTTTGCCTGTAGATTCCACGGGCGTTGCTTCGTTAAGAAACTACCCATCGAACATTCCTCTGGTAGATTCACCGGTCGCGCAGGCTGATCGGCGCAAGGCTATTGCCAATCGTAAAAAGGCTGAAGCGGAAGCCAAGGCCGCTGCCATGTTTGATGAGGGGATTAATATACCGGAGGTGGTTCAAGGCATTCCTACTCTGTTACAGGACAAGGTGGGCTTTACGCCTGATTCTGAGGTTAACCCGGCTGAGATACTTAACCTAGTGACGCCTTCAGAGCCAGTGGCGCAGCAACAACCAGACCCGAATGATCTAGCGGCGCTTGCTGCGGCTCAGGGTAACAAGACTCCTAAGATTATTAGAGGGGGCCCCGCGTTTGATCCAATGACGGTCCAAAATAAAATTCCTTCTCCTGAGTTAGATTTTCAACCCTCCTTAGATGCGTTAAACATTTCTTCGGATCCTCTAGTAGACCGCACAGGGGGAGCGGGCCCAGCAAGTGACGCACTACAGGTTACAACAGATCCGGAGATCTCCTTTGAGGAAGCAATGGCTATAATTAATGCGAAGGACACATCTCCCGCAGCGAATGCCCGCGCTGATCTTTCCGCTATCACTACGCCTAACGTTGAGGACGATGTGATACCGTTAGCAGGAATTGCGGCGGCAACAACGTTTAAGGATAAGACTCCAACGGATCCTCGCAGAAATTACCCAACGGATCTACCTATTCCAAGTAACTTAATCCAGTCCCCGCTGGGTGTTCTTGCCGCTCGAGCGGGTGTTGCGCCTGATCAGACAACTACAACTACCACTACCACGGATTCGGACACTGAGACGGCTATCGAAGATGCTCGGAAGAAAGCTCGTATTGCTTCTTTAGCGGCGGGGCAGACTATTGATACTGAGTTGCAAGATTTCTCTGAGGACGATGATCGTCCAGTTCCACAGCCCGCCCCTGCGATTACTCGCGAGGACGATGGTGATACGACAGGTGGCACGGGCACGGGCACTGGTGTTGACGTTGACACGGTTCCAGAACAGGTTCCTGTTGATACGAGTGACAATGACAACGACGATCAGGGTTGTCCAAAGGGTTACGTTCGCGTCATGGTTAACGGCATTTATATCTGCCAGCTTATTGAGCCCGAGGTGGCTGTAGTTGCTGCCAAGGAGAAGGAAGAGAAGAAAGAGCCCCGGGTTGTTGTTCGTCCAAAGATTAGCCCACGCTATCAGCCCGCGGCTATTGAGAGCAATTACACCCCGTACATCCCAGGGTTGGGTAGGTAGTAGTAGGTGAATCTGCAAGCATTACCTGAAGAGGCGCTGAAAGAGATTTTGGCGCTGACTGAGGCCAAGCGAAAGCTGGATATACGAGAAGAGGCTCAAGAGCGGTTTATGCCGTTTGTTCATCATGTGTATGACAACTTCATTGAGGGCCGTCATCACCGTGTGATTGCGGAAAAGCTAGAGGCTGTTGCTCGAGGCGAGTTAAAGCGGTTAATTATTAACATGCCGCCTCGCCATTCCAAGTCAGAGTTCGCAAGTTACTTGATGCCTGCTTGGTTTCTAGGGCGCAATCCAAAGCTCAAGATCATTCAGGCCACGCACAATACCGAGTTGGCTGTTCGTTTTGGACGTAAGGTGAGGGATTTAATAGATGACCCTGAGTATAAAGTTATCTTTCCAGAAACCAACCTTAAGGAAGACAATAAAGGCGCGGGTAAGTGGGGCACTGACAAGGGCGCGGAGTACTTTGCAGCGGGTGTGGGCGCTGCCATTACTGGCCGTGGCGCGGATTTACTCGTTATTGATGACCCTCATTCGGAACAGGATGCGTTAAGCGAGACTGCGTTTGATCATGCGTATGAGTGGTACACTTCTGGTCCTCGCCAGCGTTTACAACCTGGTGGTGCAATCATAATTGTTATGACACGTTGGGGTAAGAAGGACTTGACGGGTCGTTTATTGGCCCAGCAGGGCAGCGATATCATGTCTGACAAGTGGGATGTGGTGGAATTTCCTGCTATTTTGCCCTCGGACAACCCATTATGGCCTGAGTTCTGGGAAAAGGACGCCTTACTTTCGATCAAGGCGTCTTTGCCGGTAGCCAAGTGGAATGCCCAGTGGCAGCAGACTCCGACATCTTCTGAGGCTGCGATAATCAAGCGCGAGTGGTGGAAAGATTGGGATAAGAAGTCCATTCCTACCATTAAGTATATCATACAGGCCTATGACACGGCGTTTTCTAAGAAAGAGACGGCGGATTTTAGTGCGATTACCACTTGGGGCATTTTTGACCCCGAGGATGGGACTGGTGACAACATAATTCTAATGGATGCACGGCGCGACCGGTGGAATTTCCCTGAGTTAAAGGAAGTTGCCTATGAGGAGCATGAATACTGGGAGCCTGACATGGTGATTGTTGAGGCCAAGGCCTCTGGACAGCCCTTGATTGATGAGTTACGCCTTCGGGGTATTCCTGCGCTGGGATTTTCACCGGGCCGAGGGCAGGACAAGACTACTCGGATGCACATGATTGCTCCTTTGTTTGAGGCGGGTAAGGTCTGGGCTCCATTTGACAAGAAGTTCAGTGACGAGGTCATTGAAGAGGTAGTTTCATTTCCCAATGGTGACAATGATGACTATTGTGATAGTATGACGTTAGCATTGATGCGTTTCAGACGGGGTGGGTTCGTTTCTTTAGAGGGCGATGACACTTTGGAAGACGAATATCGAACACGTAATCGGGAGTATTACTGATGGCCCTGCCACCTCGCCCACTGGGATCACTTGTAGATCCTTCTCTGATGCCTATTGAGATGGTTGAAGATACCACTTCGGTGGAAGTAGAGATTGAAGAGCCAATTGATTTCTCGGGCGGCGCTGAGATAACACCGACAGCGGATGGCGGCGTTACCGTTGAGGCCTTGTCGGGCATGTTGACGGACATGGAAGAGGTAGAGCCTATTCCTCATGACGCCAACTTATCGGAGTATCTTGATGACGGGTATCTTGGAGAGTTGTCCAGTGATTTACGAGCGTCTTACAATGATGATGTTGAGTCTCGTTCTGATTGGGAGGAGACGTACACTAGGGGTTTAGACCAGCTAGGTATTAAGCAGGAAGATCGCACCCAGCCTTTTGCGGGGGCTTCTGGTGTTGTGCATCCTTTAATTACGGAATCGGTCACTCAGTTTCAATCTCAGGCGTATAAGGAATTACTTCCTGCCGGCGGTCCAGTGCAGACTCAGATCTTGGGTAAGCAGGACGCTGAGACAGAGGGTCAGGCCAACCGCGTTAAGGATTATATGAACTACATGATCACAGAGGTCATGGAAGAGTATGATCCTGACATGGATCAATTGTTGTTTTATCTCCCCATGTCCGGATCTACCTTTAAGAAGGTTTACTTTGACGAATCCAAGCAGCGGGCTGTATCCAAGTTTATTCCCGCTCAAGACCTTGTGGTTCCTTATGCCGCCTCTGATTTGCAGACGGCGAACAGGGTTACGCACGTTCTTCGCATGGATCACAATCAAGTTCGCAAGATGCAAGTCGCGGGGTTTTACCGTGATATTGAATTGCAAGCTGCGGATACGGAGCCTGACGAGGTTCGTCAGAAGGTTGACGAGATACAGGGTACGTCTAGGACTTATCTTGATGACATCTACACCGTGTTGGAGATGCACGTTGATCTGGACTTAGAAGACTTTGAGGACATGTCCCCAGACGGGGAGCCCACTGGCATTCATCTGCCTTACATTGTTACGATGGACGAGGCGTCTGGTAAGATCCTGTCGATCCGCAGGAACTTTGATGAGGACACAGACTTCGCCAAGAAGCGCCAGTTCTTTGTACACTACCGGTTTATGCCAGGCCTAGGGTTCTATGGCTTTGGTTTGATCCACATGATTGGCGGTTTGGGCCGCGCTGCTACCAGCATTCTACGTCAGTTAATTGACGCTGGTACTTTGGCTAACCTCCCTGCTGGATTTAAGGCCCGTGGAGTACGTCTTCGCAATGATGACGAGCCCTTACAGCCAGGCGAGTGGAGAGACATAGACGCCCCTGGAGGTAACATCAGGGACGCTATCATACCTTTGCCGTATAAAGAGCCTAGTGCCACTCTAGCACAGCTTCTAGGGGCTCTGGTGGAGGGCGGACGCCGCTTTGTTTCACTGGCTGACGAACAGACAGGCAATATGAATCAAGAGACGCCTGTTGGCACAACTGTGGCAATGCTTGAGCGCGGCATGAAGGTGATGTCTGCTATTCACAAGCGGCTGCACTATGCACAGAAGACTGAGTTCCGTATTCTGGCTCGTATCTTTGCGGAGAATGTTGCTCAGGAGTATCCGTACAACGTAGCGGGTGGCGAGAAGAACATCATGGCGAAGGACTTTGATGGTCGCGTTGATGTTATTCCTGTCTCTGATCCGAATATCTTCTCGATGGCGCAGCGGGTTACGTTAGCCCAGACACAGTTACAGTTGGCGCAATCCAATCCTCAGATGCATAACTTACACGCTGCTTACCGGCGCATGTATCAGGCGTTAGAAGTTCAGAACATTGATGAGATCCTTCCGCCGGCACCAGAACCTAAGCCGTTGGACGCTGCTATTGAGAACGCTCGAGGTTTGATGGGCGAGATAATGGTTGCCTTTGAAGAGCAAGAGCATGACATTCACATTGCTATTCATGTGATGTTTATGAAGACGCCTTTGGTCATGACTTCTCCACAGGTTATGGGGACATTTTACGCGCACCTTCAGGAGCATATTGCTATGAAGGCTCGTAAGATGGTGGTGCAAGAGATTGAGGATCTTGTAGCACAGGTTCAGCAAGGCGTTCAGGCCGGTCAGATCGATCCCGCGGCGGCACAGGCACAGATCCAGCAAGTTCAGCAACAGATGCAGATTCCGGAAGAGTTGGAAAAAGCTGTTGTTATGCAGGAGTTGGATATCATGAAGGCAACTTTGGAAGAGATCACGCCACAAGGGCAAGACCCAATGTCGGATCCTTTAGTTCAGATCAGGATGCAAGAGCTTGGCATTAAGGACAAAGAACTCCAGCGTAAGTCTCAAGAGGATGAGGCCCAAATTATGATGGAGTCGGCTCGTATGCAGCAACGTGCTGCTACTGACTCTGCTCGGATTGAAAGTACTGAGGAGATAGCTCAGAACCGTAATGATGTTAATCGTGAGCGTATTGATGTACAACGTCAGGGCATGATGCGGAGGGGCTAACTCCTATCTATGATTGATCCTATTTCGGCGTTTGCGGTTGCTAGTGCGGCCTATACCAGTTTCCGTAAAATTATTGGACATGCTCAGGATTTAGAGGGCGTTTCTAAGCAATTAGGATCGTGGTATTCTGCGTGTGCTGATATCAATCGTGCAGAGTCACAGCGAAAAAATCCTACGTTCCTTGAGAGGGCTACACAAGGACAATCTATAGAAGAAGAAGCCCTTCAGATACTCATCCATAAGAAGACTTTAAAAGAGCGCGAAATCGAAATTAAAAACCTACTGGACCTCCGGTTTGGCTGGGGGACGTATGACGAGATGCTGGACATGCGCCGAGAGATCAGGGCAGAGCGGGAAAAGACCGCATTTGCACAGGACGAGGCTAAACGACAAATACAAAATAATATGGCTATTCTAGGGCTTTCTATGTTAATAATAGGGTTCCTAGGCGGTGCTATTTATTTGGTGACACTCGTATCATGAACACATTAATTCCCTTAATTTTAGCAAGTTCTTTGTTAAACCCAGAATACGTGACGTGCCATCTGTGGAAGTATGTGAGAAATGGGGATGAAATTCTATGTTTATACTCCGGTAAGAATGGAACGTTAGGGTATCATTATCCAACGCTTAGTTTCCGTGAATGTCCAAAACAGTTTGAATGCCTTTATCAACCGAACTCTAAGGCTAAGGTTAGCCTAAAAGACATATTAAAAGGATTATCAGATGGATTTTAAGACCTTTCTAGAGTACAGAATTTTACCCCGACTTATGATGTTCGTTATGACCATCATGTACATAAGGGTTATCGAATGGGGCATGTCATTAGATGACCTGTCTACACAACAATCCGCAATGATTTCAATATGCTCTGGGTCCATGACGGGCGCATTTGCAGTGTGGTTAGGGTCAGAGAAATGATAGCATTACTCGGTAGTCTTCTGGGGTTTGGATCGTCGTTTCTCCCCGAGGTTTTAAACTTCTTCAAGGCAAACCAACAACAGGCTCATCGTATGGAGATGATGCGTTTGGAAACGGAGTTGGCCCAACAACGCGCCGAGATGAAACTGGTGGAGCTAGATAAGAGGGCGGACATTGAGGAAACGAAGGGGCTGTATGAACATGATAAGTCTATCGATGCTGGCGGATTTATCAACGCTCTTCGGGGTAGTGTTCGTCCTGTTATTACTTATGCCTTCTTCGGATTGTTTGTAGCGACTAAGGTAGTGATTATGGTTAAGGTAACGCAATCGGGCGGAGATTGGATGCAGGCAGTAGAACTTATGTTTGATCCAGAAACTCAGGGATTATTTAGCGCAGTCTTAGCTTTCTGGTTCGGAAATAGGGCCATATCTAAATATGCGGGAAAATAAATACGATAAGTCAGAAGACGAAGAGTTTACTTCTGCATGGCATGGAAAAGGTTGAACTATGGGATACAAATTAGGAAACAGAAGCCTATCAAACCTAGAAGGTGTGGACGAAAGGCTGGCAACGGTCGTGAGATACGCCATCGGGGTAACCAAGCAGGACTTCAGTGTGATCTGCGGGTTGAGGACCATCGACGAACAGAGGGAGTTGGTCGCAAAAGGGGCTTCTCAAACTATGAAAAGTAAACACATTGATGGTAACGCTGTTGATCTTATGGCTTACTGCAATGGTGGGCGTTGGGAGTTGAATTTGTATGATGAGATTGCTGATGCTATGAAAGAAGGCGCAGCCGCGGCTGGGGTGCAACTCCGGTGGGGCGCTGCGTGGACTATTGATGATATTGGGGGCTATGAAGGCACTGCTGAAAATGCAATGAACTCGTACATAGACACACGTCGATCTCAGTCTCG